CCGCCCTTGAGGCCGTCCAAAAGTCCGAACAGGGTCTCCGCGAGCAGCTTGACCGCCGCATGCGCGAGATCAGCCGCCTGAAATCCAGGCAGACCGCCGACACGCCCGCCCCGAAAGAGGCCGGCGACGATGAGAAAACGGCGGCGTATCTGGAAACCGACGACTGGAAAGCGTTTACCGAGGAATACCCGGAAGTGGCCGGGCCGCTCGGCAGCGTGATCGGAAACCTGCAAAGCGTCATCGACAAGCAGGGTAAGGAACTGTCCGCGATCGGCAACGACCGCCGCCAGGAAGCCCTCGATGAGCAGGCGAACCTTCTCACGCAGAAGCACGCTGACTGGGAACAGGTCGTGACCGAGGATCCGAACGCATTCGCGGGATGGCTCGACAGCCAGCCGCGGCATGTCCGGGAAGCCTTCGCGCGCAACCAGGAACAGATCGTCGATGCCGAGGAAGCCGCCGACGTGGTCGGCCGTTTCAAGGCATTCAGACAGGCACACGGACAACAGCAGAACGGGAATGGTGATGGCCAGGGGTCTGCCACTGAGCGCTCCGACGGCAGCGATGCCGGACAGGGCAATGGCAATGACCAGGCCACGCCGCCGCTCTCCGACAAACGGAAGCGGCAACTCGACAGTGCGGCCACGACACGGACCAACGGGCCTTCGGGTGCCGGCGGCATTCCCGAAAGCGGGGATGAGAAAGTGTTGTGGGACCAGTTCGAGAAGGCGGGCCTCTGACATGAGGAATCCTTCCCATGACCACCACCAAATACGGCGACAGCGGCGTATCCCCGCGTACAAACGTTTTCGCGGAGCGCCAGATGCTCAAGCATGCAGGGCCGCACATCGTGCTCGACAAGTTCGGCATGAACCGCCCGATGCCGAAAAACAAAACGCAGACGATCAAGTTCCGTCGTCCGCGCGTCTTCACGGCGGCTGACACGCCGCTCGTCGAGGGCGTCACCCCGTCGGCGACGCAGTTCCGCTACGAAGACGTCTCGGCGACCGTCAAGCAGTACGGCATGCTGGTCGAAATCACCGACCACATCGAGGACACCCACGAAGACCCGGTGCTCAACGATGCGACGGAACAGGTCGGCGAGAACATCGGCCGCACCATCGAATCGCTGACCTACGGCGTTCTGAAGGCGGGCACCAACGTGTTCTACGCCAACGGTTCGGCACGGAACGCGGTCAACACGCCGATCTCCAAGTCCAAGCAGCAGGCGGTCATCCGTTCGCTGAAGGCACAGAAGGCCATGAAGATCACCAAGGTCATGGACGGTTCGGTCAACTACAAGACCAGCCCCATCGAGGCGAGCTTCATTGCCGTGGCGCACACGGATCTGGAAAGCGATATCCGGGCGCTTCCGGGCTTTGTGCCGGTGGCGGAATATGGCAACCGCAAGACGGTCCATGAATACGAGCTCGGCTCGGTCGACGACGTGCGTTACGTCTGCTCCGCCGATCTGGACCCGATCATCGATGCCGGCGGCGCCAAGTCCGGGTCGGGCACCGAAATGGTGTCGACGTCCGGCACGTCCGCCGACGTCTACCCGATCCTGTTCTTCGGCAAGGATGCCTACGGCACCGTGCCGCTGCGCGGGCAGGGCGCTGTCTCCCCGACGATCCTTCGTCCGGGCGTCCGCGACAAGTCCGACCCGCTCGGCCAGCGCGGCTACGTCGGTTTCAAGACGTGGTTCACCGCCGTCATTCTCAACCAGGCATGGATGGCCCGCCTCGAAGTCGCGGCGACTGCCCTCTGATCGCTCTAGCGGGGGGCTTCGGTCCCTCGCATCAGCGGCCTGAACGTACACACGAAAGGAAAAGATCATGCAAAATACCGGACAATACGCGGGCATGTTTATCCGCGGCACCGGCGCCGCCGTTAACGTCGAACTCGGGTGGGTGCCCGACTTTGTCGAAGTCATCAACGTGACCGACGGCGACAAAATCTACATGAACGCCATTCCGCAGGTGATCGCTTTCACCTCGGGCGGCACCGATGAAATCAAGGCCGGCGACAAGCTGCACGGCAACACCTCGGATGCGACCGCGACCATCAAGCAGGTCATCGTCGATTCCGGAACGTGGGCCGGCGGCGACGCGGCGGGCTGGGTCATCATCGACCGCACCACGCTGGTCAGCAATTTCCAGGGTGAAACGGCGTATCGCGAAGGCACCGACAGCGACGGCGACGACAAGGTCACGCTGTCCGCTGCCGAAGATCAGGACGGTGTCGACATCGACACCGAGGTCACGGCAACGACCACCGACGCGACCAACTGCTACGCCTACAGCGGTTCGGCTGCCTCCAACGCGCTGGGCTTCACCATCGGTTCGACCGTCAGCGAGGACGGCAAGCTGCTGTGGGTTAACGCCTACCGCGGCTACTTCGACCTCGATCAGACGTCGGCACCGTAAGGGGCTGCCTGACGGGCGGGGCTTCGGCCCCGCCCAAAGGCGGACATGAAAGGAAATCACCATGACTGATTTTTCCACCACGAAACGAAAGCAGCTCGCCGGGTCTGCCGGGCGTGGCGACAAGCGCGCCCTTGAGGCCCTGCTGCGCGACCTCGTCGATTCCTATGACGGGCTTTCCAGTACGGAACTCGGCTTCCTCGACGGCGTCACGGCGGGGACGGTAACGGCATCGAAAGCCGTTGTCGTCGATGCCAACAAGACCGTGGACGATCTTACCGTGACCGATCTCAAGCGGCCCGTCACGGCGGCATCCACCGAAACCAACGTCGGGAACAGCGGAACCACCACGTTCTCGTCCACGGGCGGGCTTGCCTACACCATGGACGCCCCGGCAGCCGGCGTGCGCGCCGTGCTGGCCTGCACGGACGGGTCCTCCATCAACACGCATACCGTGACGCTGGCCGCCGGCACGTTCGACGGCACGAACCACATCGCGACCTTCGATGCGGCGGCGGAGACGCTCGTCCTTGACGGGCTTTCGACGAGCCTCTTCACGATCTCGTCGAATGTCGGCTCCGTGGCGCTGTCGACGTCGTGAAGCGGATTGTTCTCATCGGTACGGCGCGTCACTGGATCGACGCGCCGTTCACCGACCCCGATTGCGAAATCTGGGGCACGGGGACGACTGCGCTTGAAATCTGGCAAAAGCCGATCCCCGGCACGGACATCGTGCCGCGATGGGACGTCTGGTTTGATATCCACTGTGCCGGCGAGATGGCGGCGAACGCCATCGACAACCCGCACTATGCGAAGTTTCTGAGCGCCGATCACGGCGACAAGCCCATCCTGACGGACAATCTGGGGCCGGACGCAGGCATTCCCAACGGCGTTCCGTACCCGAGAGAGGAAATGTTCGACGAGTTCGGAGAGCAGTTTTTCCGGTCCAGCTTCGATTATATGGCGGCGAACGCCATTAAGGCGGCCAGTCTTCGCAAGCAGAAGGTCGTCGATGTCTATGGCTTCGATATGGCGCATGAGGGCGAATACGCCGACCAGCGCCCGAGCGCACAGCATTTCATGTGGATCGCCGAAAAAGTGTACGGCGTCACGTTCAATCCATGCGCCGACAGCAAGCTAATGAATCACCCGCAGCCCTACGGCACGGAACCGGGGCCCATGCAGAAAGACATTCATGCGCGGGTTTCGATCCTGTCCGAGCGGCTGCGCGAGAAGCGCGCCCTGCACGCCCGCACAACGCAGGAAATCAATTACCTGGAGGGCTCGATCTATTCGCTCTCCGAACTCTGTATCGCCAACTATGGCGTCAAACCGAAACAGTGAAAGGAAATCGTCACATGACGGACACAACCGAAACCATCGCACTCAGCAAGGCCAACAAGACGCAGTTGCAGGCGTTTGCCCGCGACCACCTCGGCATGACCCTTGAAGACACCATGACCAACGAGGCCATGCGCGCCAAGGTCCGTCAGGCCGCGAACCGCGATTCCATCCCCGTTGTTGCCGAACCGAATGCGCCTGTGCCCGCCGCGCCCGAGGGCGAAGTCGCCGCTGCGCCCATCAACGTGATCTCCGAGGATACGGAAAACGAGCGCGTTCGCATCATCATCTCCGCAACCGAGGAACCGGGTGGCGACGAGCCAGTGTTCGTCAGCGTCAACGGCAAGGCGCAATACGTCCCGCGCGGCGAGGAAGTGGAAATCCGCCGTCCGTACTACGAAGTGCTGATGAACGCCGAGACGTGGCGCTACGACATGCGGCGCGACGCCAATGGCAATCCCGACGGCATGCTGCGTCGCAAGGTGCTGGCCTACCCGGTCGCCCGGGTCGCGTAGGAGCTGACCCGGGATGTCCAAGACCTACCTTCAGCTTTGTCAGGATGCGGCCCGCGAAAGCGGGACCGTGTCCGGCACGCTGCCGACCAGCGTCTCCGGGCAGACGGGGCGGCTGCTGAAGTTCGTCAAGTGGGTCGCCGCAGCCTACGAGGAAATCCAGAACATGGAGGAGTCGTGGCGCTGGCTGCGCACCGAGTTTACCGGCGAGATCACATCCGGCACGGCGCGCTATACCGATTCCAGCTTCACGCTCACCCGCTGGGCGCAGTGGATCACCGACGAGAACGTGGATGGACTCGAAGGCGAATACGCCATGTCGCTCTACAAGACAGCGACCGGCGCGTCCGACGAAGGCCCAATCCGTGAAATCCCGTGGAACGTCTTTGTCGCGATGTACGTGCGAGGTTCTCACGACAACGTCAGGCCCGTTCATTATGCCATATCGCCCGCAGGTGAGCTTTGCTTCGGACCAACGCCCGACGCGACGTATACGGTGCGGGGTGAGTACGTGAAGGGCCCACAGACCCTTTCCGCCAACGACGACACCCCGGAAATGCCCGGCCGCTTCCATGACCTGATCTATCACTATGCCCTGATCCTCATGGCCGAGCATGACGAAGCGCCGCTGCACATCGCCACCAACCAGCGCCGCTATCGCCAACTGATGGATGCGCTGCGCCGCGACCAGCTTCCGCGACTCTACGACGCATCGGGGCCGATCGCATGAGCCAGATGACGGAACATTTCCCGCTGCAAGGCGGTCTCGACCTGATCACCCCGGCGATCCGCACGCCGGCCGGGCGGGTGATTTCGGGCGTCAACTACGAACCCGTGCCGCGCGGCTATCGCCGCTACCAGGGGCATGAGCGCTATGACGGCCAGCCCCGCCCATCCGATGCGTCCTACTGGGTGTTGAATTTCGACGCGGGAACCGCCGCCATCAGCGAGGATGACACGGTCACGGGCGCAACGTCAGGCGCGACAGGGAAGGCGCTGATCGACGCGGTGATCTCGACGGGGTCGTATGTCGGCAATGACGCGGCGGGATATCTTGTCCTGACCGGCGTATCCGGAACATTTCAGGACGATGAGAACCTGCAGGTCTCGGCGGCAACCAAGAGCGTCGCCAACGGCACCGCCACTTCACGCGGGGCACTCACGGACGCCAATGATTCCACATGGCTGCAGGATGCTATCGAAACCGCACGCGCGTTGATCGCCAAGCCGACAGGGTCGGGCAAAATCCGCGGCGTATGGGTCTACAGCGGCACGGTCTATTGTTTCCGGGACAATGCCGGCGGCACGGCCGGGCAGATGTATAAATCAACCTCGTCGGGGTGGTCGCTTGTGGATCTCGGCGCGCAGATCGACTTCGATGCCGGTACGGCGGCATTTACCGAGGACGATACCCTGACCGGCGGTACGTCCGGGGCGACGGCGACCATCGAGCGTATCATCGTCCAGTCCGGGTCATGGGATGACAATGACGCGGCGGGCTATATCATCCTGTCGTCGGTCTCGGGGACGTTCCAGAACAACGAGACAATTACCGACGGCGTGAGCGGCAGCGCAACGGCGAACGGCGCCAACGCCGCAATCACGCTGCCCGCAGGTGGCCGTTACGAGTTCCGCAACCATAACTTCTACGGGGCATCGGACTTGCGCCGCATGTACGGCGTAAACGGCGTTGGATACGGCTTCGAGTTCGACGGCACGGTGTTCGTGCCGATCCGCACCGGCATGTCGAGCGACACGCCCGCGCACCTGTCCATCCACAAGAACCACCTGTTCTACAGCTTCGCCGGCGGGTCGGTGCAGTTCTCGGGTACGGGCAATCCGTATTCATGGTCCGTGGTGCTCGGCGCCGGCGAGATCGGTCTGGGCGAGGAAGTCACCGGGTTTCTCTCGGACAATGTCGGCGTGCTCAACATCTTCGGGCGCAACAAGGTTGCCGTGCTGTACGGCAGCGATTCCGACGACTGGGTGCTCGAGTACCTGGCCGATGATGCCGGCGGCATCGCGTGGACGATCCAGAAAATCGGCCTTCCGACCTATGTCGATGACCGGGGCGTGCGTACTCTGCGCACCACGCAGGCGTATGGCGACTTCCGCCTCGGCACCATCACTCAGATGGTCGAGCCGATCTTCACGGAAAAGCGCAAGAACGGTGTCGCCGCGCTGTCGTCCGCCCGTGTCCGCGCCAAGGATCAATACCGCCTGTTCTGGAACGACGGCACGGGGCTGATTGTCTATCTCGGACGCAAGAGCCCGGAATGCATGGTCGTCGACTTCGGCGACACCAACGTTGAGTGCATTTGCTCCGCCGAAGATTCCAGCGGTGACGAGGTTCTTTACTTCGGCACCAATGACGGATGGGTCATGCAGATGGACAAGGGGACCAGCTTCGACGGCACCGCCATTGCCGCCTTTGTCCGTCTGCCGTTCAACCACGTCGGCAGCCCGACGCAGAACAAGCGTTGGCACAAGGCGACATTGGAAGCGGACGTTGCGGCGAGCACGGCGCTCAGCTTCACCGTTGAATACGGGTACGCCAACCCTTTCCAGCCGCCGTCGATCGAGCAGTCCTTCGGCGTCACCGGGTCGGGCGGGTTCTGGGACGAAAGCGACGACTGGGATGATTTCTTCTGGGATAGCGCCGTCGAGGGTACGGCGGAAGCGCATATTGACGGGTTCGGCACCAACATGAGCCTCGCGATCATCTCCGAGGCCGCCTACGAGGAGCCGCACACCCTGCATGGACTGACCCTTCACTTCTCCTACAGAGGGCTGGCACGATGAGCAACGACTATTTCGACTCCGCTGATTATACGGCGATCACCAAGGGCACACGGGCGCGCTCGGCGGGGGTAAACGATATCGCCTCCGCGGTCGAGGCGGGCTTCGACAAGCTGCCGTCGGAAACCAACCTGAAATCCGGTATGGTCAACTATGCGGTCGATACGGGGGCGGCGGATGTCTACGTGGTTTCGCTGCCGCACGACCCAGGCAGTTACTACGATGGGCTGGAAATCAACGTCAAGATCGGGGCGGGCAACACCAATACCGGGGCCTGCACCATCAACGCCAACACCAACGGCGCAGCGTCGATCAAGCGCTACAACGGCGACGACCCGGAGGCGGGCGACCTGCCCGCCGGGGCGGTTGTCCCTCTGCGCCACAACGGCACGAACTTCCGCATTGTCGGCTCGCCGATCAGCGACGCGACCAACGCGGCGGTGTCCGCGAGTGCCGCGGCAGCGAGCGCATCGGCGGCCGCGACCTCGGCATCGAATGCGTCGTCGTCCGCGAGTGCCGCGGCCTCGGACGCATCGGACGCTTCGGACAGTGCGGACGCGGCAGCGGCATCGGCGGCGTCCGTCAACCTGCCAGCCATCATCCCGGAGGAATACTATCGCGGCAATGCCGGCGGCACGGCCATTGAAACGCGGTCCGCCTCGGAAGTCCGGAGCGATCTGGGGCTTGGCACGCTGGCACAGCAATCGACGGTCAATGACGACGACTGGTCGGGCGCGGACCTGGCGATTGCCAATGGCGGAACGGGGTCGAGCACGGCGTCGGCGGCGCGGACGGCGCTTGGGCTGGCGATTGGGACTGATGTGCAGGCTTACGACGCGGGGATATCGACGACGCCTATCACGCAAGGCACGCACACGATCTGGATTCCTGCCGGTGCCATGCGCCCAACCGTTTCAAATGGATGCGCGTCACTAACGGACGTTGAGACGACGGCGGGCAGGCCGGATTTGCAGGTTCTCGACTTCGACGCATCCAGTGATGAGCACGCGCAGTTCCAGATTTCTTTTCCTAAGTCATGGGACGAGGGGACCGTAACCTATCGGGTGTTCTGGACTTCCACGGCAACCGATACAGATGGGGTGACGTGGTCGCTTCAGGGTGTCGCGTGTGCCGATGGAGATACGGCGGACGTTGCCTATGGAACAGCGGTTACAGTCGATGACGCGAACCAGTCAACGGCGGAAGATATTTATGTATCCACAACCTCGACGGCGGTCACAATAGCGGGTTCTCCCGCTGCGGATGAAATCGTTTTCTTTAGGGCATTCCGAGACGTTTCGGATGCAAATGACACGGCGGCGGAAGATGCGCGGCTCATTGGTATTCAAGTTTTCTTCACCGTTAACGCTGCGGACGATTCCTGATGTTTATGGTCAACCAGCATGTTGGATTTGGGGCTGGCTCTGCGGCAGAACCGACAAGCGTGGCATTCCTTGGAAGCGCCGTCGCTACGGCAAATGCGTCATCACACACATTCTCCAGCAAGACGTTTGGGGTTGTGTCCGCATCAAGGGTTATCGCGGTTGCAATTTCAAGTTCGGGCGGAACCTCAAACGCAACAATTTCAAGCGTGACCATCGGAGGTGTTTCAGCCACGCGGCGCGTCGGCGGTTCTCCTCAAACCGGCGGTCTTGTCATTGAAATTTGGTCTGCGTCAGTTCCGACCGGCACGTCCGGGGATATCGTGGTGACGCATTCCGGTACTAAAGATCATTGCGGGATCGGCTGGTGGCGTCTGACTTCGGTCGGGAGTGTTTCTGGTACCGATGCGACGGTTGGAAGCGATACCAGCCCATACACCGCAACCATCGACGTTACTGCTGGCGGCGTTGTTCTGGCGATGGCGTCGGGCAACTCGGCAGCGACATTCTCATGGACCGGTGGAAGCATCTCCGAGGATTACGACGAAACGATTGAAGGCAACTATACGCAATCGGGGGCGTCGGAACTCGTTGGCGCGGCTGATACCGGCGTGACGTACACCGCAACGGCAAGTGCTGACACGGGCGCTGATGACGGCATTGTAGCCGTCTGTTTCGATGCAGCATAGAGGACAAAAATGATAAACTGGTACATTAAGGTTGATGGTCAGGGGAGCGCGTCAACGCATGTTGTGGCGGATGCCCTTAAAAACCCGCTGACCTCTGCATCCGGCGATAAAGTCTGGTATAAGCCCGCGACACTGACCAAACCGACACCCGGCGATGGCGAAAGGCTGTCCGGTCCCGTTTACGACATAGAAGCGGGAACGATCACCTATTCAACCGAGCCTGCCCCGGTGACGCAGGGAATGGTGCAGGCCGAATGTGCCCGCCGTCTCGCTGCCGGGTTTGACTACGATTTCGCGGACGGGCGCGGCGTCCACACCATCGGCACCACTGAGAAAGATATGGACGGCTGGCGCGAGGTTACGGACCTTGCCAATGCTCGAATTGCAACCAGCGATACGACGGCAATCACGATTGCGACGGACACCGGAACTTGCCAGGTCACGCCTACAGAGTGGCAAGCGGTTCTCAAGGCGGCGGCGGCATTCCGCCAACCGATATGGGGGTATTCCTTCGCGCTACAGGCACAAGACCCGATCCCGAGCGATTACACCGACGACAGCCATTGGACGAGCGAATGACGAAGCGGCCCGACCGACTGCAGCCACAGACCGGCCGGGCCTAGACCACAGACCCTACAAGGAGGGACCGAGGCCATGAAGGAAAGTATGAAAGCCGAATGCGGCAATGTCGAGGCGGGGGTCTGAGCGATGCTGGAAGACCTGACGTTCACGTTCAAGGACTTGGTTTCCTTCGGCAGCATGCTCGTTGCGGGCGGCGTCCTGCTTTTCGGGGTCGCCAAGTGGCTGATATCGCGACAGGACCGAAGGGACGAAAAGATAGACGAGGAGTTTGACAGGGTTCGGAAGACAACGGCGCGCGCCCATCAGCGTCTTGATGAGCTGCCCACCACGTACATCCAGCGCCAGGAGGTAATGGAGCATTTCAAGCGGCTGGAAGGGGCGCAGACCGATATGCGTCAGGAGATGAACCAGCGACTCGACCGGATCATTCAGATGATGAGCGGAAAAAAGGATTAGGCCATGGCATACAACGCAACGACCGGCAAATGGGACGAGGAAGACGCCACCGTATCAACGCGCGTCACCGGACTCATGTCCAAGAACAGCCCGTTCATGCAGCAAGCCAAGACTCAGGCAACAAAGGCGTCGAACCGGCGCGGGCTGATGAACTCCAGTATGGCGGTAACGGCGGGGCTGGACTCCGGCTACCGGGCTGCGGTGCCGATCGCCTCGCAGGACGCCTCGCAGGCGCACCAGCGCAACATGCAGGAACGCGACATCGCCAATCAGACCAACATTGCGGGCATGAACATCGCCGCGCACGATCGCGAGAAATCGGCCTCGATGGCGACCGCGTTGGAAAACAGCTATGCCGAAATGTTCCGCACCATCGGGCAGCAGCATGAGCTGCCTTCCGATGTTCGCGACAAGTATTTGGCCCATATCGGCGCCATCAGGGACAGCAATATGAACCTGGTGTCTCAGATGTATGGCATCCAGCTCACATGGGATTCTCCGGAGATATAGCATGAGCCTGAATAAAATTCGCGAGCATCTCGAATATCTGCCGGACACGGGCCTATTTGTGTGCCGAAAGCAATACTCAAACAAGGTGCCGGTGGGAGCCGTCGCCGGAAGCGTCAACGCGCGAGGATATATCGATATTAGGTTTATGAATGTGCGCTACTACGGGCATCGACTGGCGTGGTGGTGGGTTCATGGCAAAATGCCAGAGTCCGAGGTCGACCACATCGACGGCAATCCGAGCAACAACGCGATATCCAACCTTCGCCCTGCCAAGCGAGGGAGCAACGTCGCGAACGCGCCGCGCCGAAAAGCGAGCGGGTTCAAGGGCGTCTATCGTGACAGACGCACAGGCCGGTGGGCAGCCAAGGTTAGGGCCAACTACAAGCAGTTTCATCTTGGCGTATTCGACAACGAAAAGGATGCAGCGCGCGCCTACGATGCGGCGGCAATCAGGCACTTCGGAGAGTTTGCGCGCCTCAACTTCCCAAGGAGGGCGCTATGACCGTCCGCACCGCCAAATTTACCGATATCCCGGCCATCCTTTCGATGCTCGAAGAGATGTATGAAAAGAGCGTCTACAAGGGCCGCGACGAGATCGAGCCGCGCGAGGCCAGGCGGCTGATCACCACCAGCCTTCAGCGCCACGGGCAAATGGGGCCGGGCGGGGCGTGTGTCTTTGTCTGCGGGCCGGAAGGTGCGGCGAACGGCTTTATCATCGGCATCCTCGACAGGATTTACCACATCGGCAAAAAGCTGATGGCGACGGACCTGTATTGGTACGCGAGCGACGATGCGTCCAGAAAGGACGCTATCGCGCTGTTCGACACATACTGCGTGTGGGCGGATACGAACCCGCGGGTGCTGGAAATCAAGCCGGGCGCAACGGACGCCGTCGGTGATTACCGGCGCACAGAGATCATATTCAAGCGCAAGGGATTCAGGCAATGCGGGTCCATATGGGTGCGCGATGCAAAGGGCGCGGATGAATCTGGGAATATCCGGAAAGGAGCTGGGCAATGTCAGGTGTAGTCAAGAGTGTCGGAAAAGTTTTCCGCAAGGTCGCGAAAGTCGCCAAGAAGTTTCTCCCCGTTGCACTGGCGGCGGGTGCAGTCATCTTCACGGCAGGTGCGGCATTGGGTGTGGCGGGGACTGCCGGCGGCTGGGGGTCCGCCGTTTCCGGCATGGTCTCGCAGATGGGCGGGACAGGGGTTCTTGGAAACGTCTTGACGGGGGCCATTACGCAGGCGGGCTACGGCGCCGCCGCGGGCGGGGCATTGTCCCTGATCACCGGCGGCGACGTGATGAAGGGCTTGCAGGGTGGCGCTCTGACAGGCGCGATCACTGGCGGCGTCATGGGTGGGCTTGGTCTGCAGACCGACCCGTTCAAGGGAATCGGGGAATCCGACGCCATTACCGGATCCGTCGGCACGGAGACGCTGGGCGGCGGGCCGGTCGGGACCGACACGCTCGGTAGTGCCGCGCCGACGTCGGCGGCATCCGGAATGCCGGACATTGCCGGCGGGCAGACTGTCGGCATTCACCCGGTCGACCAGCTTCAGAACGTGCCGGCGACGGGCGCGGCGCCGACCATGCCGGCAGCGGTAAATGTCGGTGTTCCCGGCGTCGACAAGATTCCGGGCGCAACGACCGGTCTTGGCGCGTCGGCGCCGGCGACAAGCTCACCGGGGTTTCTGGATCAAGGCGGCTGGTTGGAGCGCAACCAGTCCCTTGCCGGCGGCGTCGTCAAAGGGCTGGGGCAGGGGCTCATGTCCGCCGGCGAAGACAGCGGCGACAATGAAGCCGCGATGCGATTGGCCATGGAACGCGACGAGGCGCAGCGTCAGGCGATCAAGGAAAACTACGGCACCGGCGATGTGCCAGGATACCGGAAACTGGCCGCGCCGACGGGCAACCCGACGCCGACCCAGCGCTTCGACCCGCAATCGTACAACGGGACATACCAGTACGACCCAAAGACGCAGCGCATCGTATTCGTGCGCAACGACCAGCAAGCGACGGCATAGGAGGATATCATGGCCGGACTAGGCGGACCCAATACGATGCAGAACACGCCGATGCGTTCCGACGGCATGGCGTCCGGCGCACCTGTGCCACAAGGCCAGGTGCCGGAAGTGCAGGCGGGTGGAGGCCCGGAAGGCCAGCAGGCGTCGCCCGAGGAGCAGCAGCAGTACGATATGTTCGTCAACAACGCCTATCAGATGGTGTACGACGACAAGATACTGCCGGGCATCCTCAAATCCATGCAGGGGAACGGCGACCCAAAGGAAGGGCTGGCCAACACCACGGCGATGGTCGTGATGCAGGTCGAGGAATCGGCCAAGCAGAACGGCAAGGAAATCGGCCCGGATGTGCTGTTTCACGGCGGCACGGAGATCATGGAATCGCTGGCCGAAACCGCCGAGGCGGCCGGGATGCACGATTACTCCGAGGAGGAAATGGAAGGCGCGCTGTACCGTGCGCTCGACATCTACCGGGAAATGAAGGGCGGCGAGATCAATCAGGAGGCCATTCAGCAGGACTTCTCGGCGCTCGTTCAGGCGGACCAGCAGGGCAACCTGACCGACATGCTGCCGCAATTGAAAGGCATGAAGGGCAAGCCCGCTGAAGGCGACCCGAAACCGCAACCCGAGGGCCTTGGAAAAGGAATGGGCTGATGGCCGATAACGCACTTCTCAAGGGACTCGGCGGCATCATGGTCGGTGTCGGCGAGGGCCTGCAGCAGCAGGGCAAGGAAAAGCGCGCCCTTGCATTGGAAGCGCTGCGCCAGAACCGGCTTGATCAGCGCGCGGGCGCTGACCGGGATTTCCGGGCCAGCGAGGCGCAGAAGTCACGCGATGCCTCGGCGAGCATGGTCAAGGACACATTCACCGGCGCGGACGGTAAATCCTACATGCTCACGGCAGGTGGCAAGGTAGAGGGACTCGGCGTGAGCATGGGCGAAGACAACAAGAATGAACCGGCGAACGTCCGCGAGGCCAAGTGGCTGGTCAAGAACGGCGTCGCGCCCGATCTCAACAAGGCATATGAAATGGTCCGCACGCGCAAGACGGTGGACCCGACCTCGATGCGCCAGAAGGCGCTTTCGTGGGTGGCGGCACAGAAAGACCGCTACGGGCGCCCGAAATACAGCGAACCGGAAGCACAGGCCGCCGCGGTATCCGCTTACGAAAAGTGGGCGACAGGGGACAGCGAGGGGGCCGTGATGGCGCTTAAATCGCTTGAACCGAAAGACGAGAAGAAAGACGAAACCGCATGGTATGAAAGCCTGTGGTCGAGTATCGGTTTTGGCGGCGATGGCAAGGACAGCACCTCCGTATCCATGCCAATGCCGGAAAGCCCGAAAGAGGCACAGGGTGGCGACATGCCGCCCGCTCCCCGCGCCAAAGACGCGCGTGAGGTCGGCAAGGTCTATCTCGCCCCCGATGGCCGCAAGATCAAGTGGATGGGCAACGGCTGGCAGCTGGTGCAGTAATGGCCGAACTCCTCTCTGACGCAGATATCTTCGGAACGGGCGAGCCGCAATCCGGGCTTCTGAGCGATGCCGATATTTTTGGCGTGGGGGCCGAGCCGACCTCAACACCCCCGGAGAGCGGGATCGGACGCCTTGAAACGGCAGGGTCGCAGTTTGTCCGCGGGGCCGCAGATGTTGCGGCAAGCGTGCCGAAATCCATAAGCCTGATCGAATCCGCGCGTGCAGAAGCGGTCGTCGATGCATTCGACAAAATCGACGCCGGGGCGTTTTCCGGGCCGGACGACCCGCGACTGTGGGCTGATCGCGCCTATGCCAATCCCGACTACCAGGGCGACCTGAAATCCTATTTCAGCGCATCCGATGAGGGAAAACAGCAACTCCGCCAGAAGTACGGCGCCATCTTCGACAACCCGCAGGAGCAGCCGCTTTACAAGAAGGGCGAGGAAATCAGCGAACGCACGGCAGAGCGGTTCCCGGTCAACCCGGAATATGCCAGCGAGTTCTGGGCCGGGACCGTGCCGCAGGGCCTTGGGTCTGCAACGGGGTTCCTCGCGACAGGCGCCGCCGGTCGGGTGGCGGGAGTTTCGGCGGCGGCCACGGCGGCGGGCGCGGGCGCGGCGGTTGGTGGCGCGGGCCAGTTCGAGGAAGCGCTGCGCGACGGGGCCAGCCTGGAGGAAGCCTTCGACGCGGGGAAGCTGAGCGCATTTGTCGGCACAAGCGAAGCCGTGCCGATCACCGGGTTGCTCAACCGTCTCGACAAGGTGACAGGCGGCGGGGTCAAGAAGGCGCTCGCCGATGCCGCCAAGCAGGGCACGGAAGAGGCCGTGCAGGAGGCTTTCCAGACGATTTCAAGCAACCTGATTGCATCGGACCTCGTTGGATACGACCCGGAGCGCAACGCCTTCACGGGCACAGGGGAAGCATCGGGCGCGGGGTTCACGACTGGCGCGCTGATGCAGGGCATTGCCGCTATGGTCATGCCCGGACGCTATCGCAAAGCCCCGGACGAAGGGGCGCAGGAACAGCCCGCACCGGACAAGCCTCGCGCACCCCTCACCGATGCGGACCGCGCCAGCCCGCTCCCGGACGACCTGATCTCCGAAGGCAAGGGGCTGATGGACGAACTCCTGAGTGATCAGGACGCGGGAATCCCCGAGGGGGCGGTCAACGCGGACACCATTCTGGGCACTGAGCAACCACAACCCGCCCCGGCGCAACCCGAGGCCATGACAGGTGAAGATCAGGCCCCGGCGCAACGTGTACGACAGACGGAAACGGAAACAGGGCTGCTTTCGGACGAAGATGTGTTCGGAGAGGCCGAAACCGCGCAGAAAGGCATGACCGTCCGCTTTCCCGCCGTCGAGGGCGATGGCTCTCCGCAAGCCCCCGTACAGGTGCAGAACGGCAACGATGCGGACGTTGCCGCCGAGCGTGTGGCGGAGCCGACCGAGGCGCAGAAGGAAGCGGGCAATTACCGCAAGGGACACGTCAAGGTGTCCGGGCTGGACGTCAGTATCGAGAATCCGAAGGGCTCGACACGCAGCGGCACGGACGCAGACGGCAACGCATGGTCCGTCGAAATGCCCGCGCACTACGGCTATGTGAAGCGCACCGAGGGCGCTGACGGGGATCATGTCGACGTCTACATTGGCGACAACCCGGAATCCGACACCGTCTATGTCGTCGACCAGATCAACGCGGACGAGGGCACGTTCGACGAGCACAAGGGGCTTGTCGGGTTCCAGAGCGCGGAAGCGGCGATTGCCGCTTACGATGCAGCGTTCAACGACGGGCGCGGCCCGGATCGCAGGGGCGCGGTCACGCCAATGAGCGTTGAGGCCTTCCGTGACTGGCTGAAAGGCGGCGACACCAAAAAGCCGATTGCATGGAAGCGTCAGGCGGACCCCGCCATTCTGCCCGAATCCACCCCCTCCACCTTCGAGGAATCCGAACAGCCGGCCAGCGAGGGCAGCGGCATAACCCCGGACTTCGAGCCGCAGCGGTATGTCGCTGCCCTGAAGCGCTACGCGACCACGACGAAGAAGCCGTTGAACCGTGAGCGCATCGCAAAGGATTTGAAGATCGAGCCGGGACAGGCCGACAGGGTGATTGCCTCGCTGGTATCGCAGGCCGACGCGCCGATTACGGTCAGCAAGGACGGCACGGTGCGCAGGCGCGCGCAGCGCAAGGGGCCGGTGGACGCCATTACCTATCTGGCCGACCGCGGCGGCATCAATGACAACGAAGGCCATGATCTCAAGAAAGGCCGCAACCTGCAGCGCTTCGTGCCGCAGGCAGGCCCGTTCATTCGCAAGAACGGCATGTCGATCGACGAGGCGGGCGAGACCCTGTGGAATGCCGGGTACTTCGGGCCGACTGATACCACGCAGCGCCCGACGGAGGCGGAGGTGCTGGACTTCATCGAGCAGGCGCATTCAGGAAGAGGATTCACGCCCGAGGACCAGGATCAAGTGGACGCAGCCCAACGGGCCCGCGAAGAGGAAGAGCGCACCGGCAATGCCGAAAACGAAATTCGCGATATCGCCAAGGACATGGGTGAAATCTTCGGGCAATCGGAAGTCAGCACCATCAAGGAAATGGCGATCTCGCAAAATATGGATGCGGAAGCGGCGGTTGAGGTGTATATTGAACGGCAGGCCATTAAGGATGCCGAAGAGATTGGAGAGGCAGTCCCGAATGAAGACGACGCAGCAGACATTCCTTTCGAGCGCGCAACGCCTGAATCTGGCGGACAAGCTGGAAACAGGCGCGTCGAACGAGAAACTCAGCCCGGAACTTCGTCAGAGAGCGGCGACGTCGGCACGCAGGTTGCGGAAACTGGAAGCCAGGAAGGCAGCCAAGAGCGCGTAACCACAGAAACCGTCGTCACGGTCGACGGCCCCCGAGAACAATCCGTTATCCCCGGCGCTGAGCAATCAGCCCATCAGGCAGCGCAGTCTCGCGAGGCCGAGGGCCGCGGACGCATCCGCCCCAAGGTAGAGCAGAAAGACGCGGACGAGGGCTTGTTCGCACCCGAGGATACGCAGGGGGAAATGTTCGCCTTTCGGCCCCGCCACGCGATAGCATTCACCCGCGCGCTTGACCGCCTGAAGGCGGGGGAAATGGAGCGCGGGGAAGTCCTGTCGCTTGGGCCGACGCCGCCGGCACTGCAGCTTGCGGGGCTTCCGGGTCTGCCGCTGGTCTATAGACAGACCGAAGCGCGAAAAACACTGGACGGCAAGCACAAGGGGCTGATCGACGAGGGAACACTGCGGCGATTGCCGGACCTTCTGGCCGACCCGGTGCTGGTTTCAAAGCAGGAGAACAATCGCTATGCGGCCTTGATACAGGATGCGAGTGGCGGCGATGTGCTTGTTGTCATTCAGCCGCGTGGCGTCATTAAGAACCGCCCGTCCAATCTGGTTGTGACCACGCACCCGAAAGCGCGCGCCGACTCCATCTTGGAGGACATTGCAAATGGCAGGGTGACATACCGCCATAAAGAAAGAAGCCTGCGGTGGTTTGACCAGGCCCAGCGCCAAAATGCCGGGGAGGGAGCCCACCGAGGCTTCGACGAAAATATAGCAACGGACGCCGATCTCGTCAATGACGAGAGATTTCGCATGCGGGAAAGCACGCCGTCAGAAGACATCATCGACACCATAGGCGATGACCTGAAAGCCCGCATGAAACAGCGCGGGATCGACGACAAGGTATCACTGCGCATCGTCGACAGCCTTGCAACGGTATTGCCGGACGGCACGCAAAGGACAGCGGACGCATCATACCAGCCCGGACGGAAACTGATTACCGTTGCGCTGGACGCGAAAGACGGGAAATGGGCGCTGGATCACGAAGCCGTCCATGCCTTGCGCGATCTGGGCTTGTTCAAGGACGCCGAATGGCGCGTGCTCGAGAACGCCGCCCGTAACGACAGGAAGCGCATGGAAGAAATCCGCAAGCGCTACGAACCCGCCGGCCTGACGGAATCCCAACTGGAAGAGGAAGCCATTGCCGATATGTTCGCCGACTGGGCGAAAGGCGAAAAGAAAACCAAAGGCTTCATCAGGACCGCTTTCGAGCGCATCAAGGCGTTTCTTGAATCCCTGGGCAATGCGCTGGAAGGGAATGGTTATCGCACTGCTGCCGACGTATTCGGTGATGTGGAGGCGGGAAACATTGGCACGCGCCCCGCAACCGGGCAATCCGGCAACATGGACACCAAGTACGCCGCCGCATGGCACGGCACGCCGCATGATTTCGATGTGTTCAAGACAGACCATATCGGAACAGGTGAAGGCGCACAGGCGTATGGATGGGGCCTGTATTTCGCGGGCAAGCGTGAGGTCGCGGAGCATTATCAGAAATCGCTAACCCAAGATGCGGAATTGGATTCCTTCATCGAGTCCCGTGCATCGCGAGTTTATAGCCACCCGGACCACGGTGGCGCGATAGGCGTTGCCAAATTCAAAGACGGCTCCGTTCTGGTTGTCGATGACGTTGGAGAAGGCGAGGCATACGGACCCGGATACACAGACGAGAACTATCCGGGCGGTCCAAGTGCCAGTAATACGCATGAGTCTCGCCGCGCCCTGAATGAGTACGAGAAACTAAAGAATCAGCGTGGCCGCCTCTACAAAGTAGACCTCGCCCCCCAAGAGGATGAGTACCTGCTTTGGGATAAGCCGCTCAAGGATCAGCCGCAAAGCGAGATACTGCTAAAACTCGCTGACGAATATGGCGTGGCGTCTACGGCAGATGGCGGGACGCTTTATCATTCAGTGCAGCGCAAAGAGGGTAGCGGCAGAGCCGCCTCAATGGCGATTGCCCGCTCAGGCATCCCCGGCATCAAGTATCTGGACGGTTCAAGCCGCAATGACGGCGAAGGCACCTACAACTACGTTATCTTCGACGACTCCCATGTCTCGGTGACGGAGAAATACTCCCTTCGCCCCGAAGCCGCCGACTCACAGGAAAACCGGAATACCGTATCACAGGGCTTTATCGCCCGTGGCCAGCCACTTGACCGTGCCTTGCGCATTCCCTTCGACTGGTTTGGCGGTGTCGACGAAAAGGGCGAATGGCAACCGGGCCTGAAGCTCTACGAGAAAGCCGAGAAGACGCTGACCGAATCCCGGTTCAGGGATGACGGCGTGTTCGGATGGCTCAACGGGTCACTGACTGCCGCACGAACGGGATTGCTCGACCGCTACGGACTCAACGAGGATTACGTGCGGCGCGAGCGCAAGCTCGACCTCGACAAGCGCGAAATCGCATCCAAGGGCGCTGAAATCCTGTCGTTCCTGCAAAGCGAGAACATCGGCGCCGACGAGGCCAAGGTATTGCAGGCTGTATTGACGGGCGAGGAAATCGGCGATGCGGAATGGCAGAACCTTGCCGCACCAATCCGCCAGGCGATCGACGAGCTGGGACAGGAAGCGGTGCAACTGGGTCTGGTGTCCCCGGAATCCTACGAGCGCAACCATGGCACGTACCTGCACCGTGTCTACCTGAAACACGAAGGCGACCAGCCCGCCCTTGCCCGATGGTTCACCAATTTCATGGCCAACAAGCGTAAGAAGATTCAGGGCGACGCCTTCAAGGGCCGTGGCATATTCCTTGATGTGGGGATCGACCGGGCGATGCAGGACGTGACCGAGTTCGCGGAAGGCAAGCGCGGCCGCCCGCAGAAAGGCGAGGCGTTTATCATCCTCGACAAGTTCGCGGAAGAGGGCGGACTGGTTCCCGCCGAGAACGATGCAGCGACCCCGGCAAAGATTGAAAAGCGTGTGTTCTGGCCCGCCGACAAGGCCGTTCCCGAACGCTACGCCAAGGAAGGCTACCAGAACCGGGGCGAATGGGAAGTTCGCCGCACGCTGGGCGACAAGATCACGCTCTGGCGCGACTTCACCAAGGCCGAGCGCGCGCAGATGGGCGAAATCCTCGATGCGCGCTACACCATCGGCAAGACGTTCACGCTGATGGCCAACGATCTGGCGACCGGGCGCTTCTATCGTGACATTGCGCAGAACAACGAATGGGCGCGCACGGCAACGCCCAACGGCAAC